TACTACTGTTAACAAGAGGGTGATGAAGATAGATGACTGATATTAACAAATCAATATTAAACAAAAATAATTTTAGATTACTAATAGAGAAAGTTCCCACTGTTGAATACTATGTTCAGAGTGTTAGCATTCCTAGTTTATCGTTTGTTGAAGTAAGTGTACCAACAAGGATTGGTGTTAATGCTTTCTTCCCAGGCGATAAAGTTGAGTTTGGTAATCTAAGTGTATCATTTATTGTAGACGAAGATGTGTCTAACTATAAAGAGATATATGATTGGATGGACAGTATCATTCCTATATCAGATACAGTAGACTTCAGTACTCTAACTGGTACTGAAAGAACTAATCTAGGACAATTGGCAGATATCAATGATGACCTTCAACAATACTCACAGATTACACTAGTCACTAACACTAACAAAAATATCCCTAACAGATTTTTTAAATTCTATGATGCATTCCCTATATCGTTGAGCGGTATAGACTTACAAAGTGGTTCAGATGCTGAACCAGCTATATGTACAGTAGAGTTTAGGTTTACACATTTCGATATAGAAACCACTAGTTAATATCACCTTTTCGTGATATAATATATACATTATGACTTTAGATGAATTAAAGGCCCAATGGGCATTAGATTGTGAAATTGATGATATTGAATTGGACAACGCATCTCTCGAAGTTCCCAAACTTCATGCTAAGTACCAAGACCAACTCACTAATAAATTACTAACACTCAAAAATTGGGAGTTCAAATATGATGAACTTCTCAAAGATAAGTGGTTGTGGTATAATGGTAAGATGGATTCAGATAGAATCAAAGAACTGGGATGGGCAGATGACCCATTCGATGGTCTTAAGATTATGAAAAGTGACATGCAATTCTTTTACAATTCAGACTCAGACCTCAGAGAAATTAAAGCTAAAATTGAATACTTAAAAATAACCATCAACTTCCTAAAAGATTGTATGCAAAATATCACTTGGAGACACCAAACGATTAAGAATACAATTGATTGGAGAAAGTTTATGGCAGGTCAATAAGATGATATTACAAAACAACATGTGCATTATTGAAAATGCATTCACAGACGATGAAGTCGAACAGATAAAACGAGTTGCAAAAGGACAAGAAGAAGTCGTAGCAATGGTTGGAGACCCATCCTCAGGCGGTGCGGATGATGCTCAAGTACGCTCGGGTAAAGTTAAATGGTTTATGAACCAAAATATGCAGAACTCGATTCCCGATGTGTATGATAAATTATATAAACTTATAGAAGAAGCGAATGTAAGTTCTGCATGGAATCATAAAATTGAATTTGTTGAGAATCTTCAATACACCATATACAATGCTCCCGCTAAAACCAAAAGAAAGAAGGGAGACTTTTACACTTGGCACACTGATAGCGGGCCAGAACCTTTACCAAATGGTAAGATACGTAAATTAAGTTTATCAGTTCAATTGTCAGACCCCGAAGATTATGAAGGTGGTAATTTCCAATGGTTAGAACCTACTCAACAACTAAACGGTATGGGGAAAGGTTTTGGGATGAAGTTGGATATGAATAATTCTGTTCGAACAGTACCATTCAGTGGTAAGACAAAGGGGACATGTATCATATTCCCATCATTTATATATCACCAAGTAACACCAGTGACACATGGAACACGTGAAGCTCTAGTGGGATGGTTTGCTGGCGACCCATATGTCTAACATTGTAAGAGTAGAGAAATGTGATGAAGTATTTCTAAGAGTCCATTGTGATAAAGGACTCTCTAGAGACTTGTTTGAATTTTTCTCATTTACTGTACCCAATGCAAAATTTATGCCATCATATAAGAATCGTATGTGGGACGGTAAGGTACGACTCTTCTCAATTAAAACAAACAAAATTTATATAGGATTACTTCCATACATCGATGAGTTCTGTAGAGAACGAGGATTTGAGTTTGAAGGTGTCCAAGATGTTATAGGTGGTAAGACTAGAATATCAGATGAAGATGTGGACTTCTTTATCAATGGAGACGACTTAATTCCAGGCTTGGGACTTCCTTTTGCACCAAGAGATTATCAAATAGATGCATTCAAATCTACAGTACAGTATGGTAGACAGTTATTATTATCTCCTACTGCTAGTGGTAAGTCATTAATCATTTATATGTTATGCAGATGGTTTGAAGGAGAGATGTCTCTACCCAATTGTAAGACTGTAATAATAGTTCCTACTACTTCGTTGGTTGAACAGATGACCAAAGATTTTCAAGAGTATGGATACAAAGAACCTATTTGTAAAATATACAGTGGACAAGAAGTATTTGATTCCTCTATAACAGTCACAACATGGCAGTCCTTTGCAAAAGCACCTAAAGAAGTATTACAATCATTTGATGTTGTGGTAGGTGATGAAGCACATTTATTTAAAGCACAAACACTCAAAGGTATTTTAGAGAAGATGAAAACTACTGCAATTCGTATCGGAACTACTGGTACACTTGATGGCAGTGAAGTCCATAGACTACAACTAGAAGGTTTGTTTGGGCCAGTCAAAAAGGTCATAACCACAAAGGAGTTAATGGACGAAGGGACGATTGCAAATTTAAATATAGAATGTGTCATACTTCGTCATACCAAACAGAAGAAAATGTCATACCAAGATGAGATGGATTATCTCGTAGGAAATGATAGTAGGAACGAATTTATATGCAACTTAGTGTATTCCCTTAAAGGCAACACTCTAGTACTGTTCCAATATGTAGAGAAACATGGAGTTCTTCTACATAATAAGATGACATGTCGATTGGGTGAACAATTACACTATGTCTATGGCGGAACCGATACCAAGGATAGGGAGAACGTAAGGGAAATCGTTGAGAAAGCAAATGACAACGTCATACTGGCGTCATACGGTACCTTTTCAACTGGTGTTAATATTAAGAAGATTGATAATGTAGTCTTTGCATCTCCTTCCAAATCACGAATAAGAAACTTACAATCTATTGGTAGAGGTCTTAGAAAGGCTGATGGTAAAACTGAAATGCGATTGTTTGATATATCAGATGATTTACAATGTGAAAATCATACTCTCAATCACCTCAAGGAACGTATAAATATATACAACGAAGAGGGATTTGTATATCAAATGAGACAATTCAACATTACATGAAGGCAAAAGACTTGCACACACCACAACAATATGAAGTAGTTAAACTTAAAATTGGTACTGAACTGGTTGCAATGACTAGAGACCGTGCTGATAAATTGGAGTTAACACTACCTATGTGTTATACACTCACTCCAGCAGGAGACGGAACAAGTAACACTACCTTCTATCCCTTTGCACCAACTAGTAAAAGCACTAACATAGTTATCGATAAAGAAGATATCATGTACAGGGCAGAAGTTAGTGAACAATTCATTCCCATTTATGATAAAGCTTCATCGTCTTGGGCAACGATGTTAGAAGCACAATCTATTCCCATTTCTACAGGACAAGTTATTAAGTCCCCATCACTTCAGAGAATGCATGAACTACTCGAAGACTACATGGGTGATGTTGAACTTGACGAAGAATGGGACGATGATATACTTGATGTTAGTGGAACCCCCAAGATAATTCATTGAGCAAAAAAGAATACTAAATAGTCTGCGTATAAATCAGAGTTATATTTGATTATACAATATTTTAATATACAACAACTAGGAAAATGCCATGACAACAGCTGCGATAGCTAAGAGCATGGTGCGAAAAACTAAAGAGATTAGAGAGAATAAGCAAGTGTGTATTCTCTGTGATGTTATTGAATTTCTAGCATTCATGACTCTTCCCTTTATAGTACCATTTATGATAATCTATTTTACATTATTAAATTTCTAATGCGGATACTTATACTTCTTACCATTTTAGGTTCATGGGCAATTCTATATGACCGAGACCCAGGCTCTTTGCGGTCTTTAAGAAATGCCACAGAGTTTAATAATATGAGTCCAAGCTCATGAAGAAGTCATCCAACCTCAGAGACCTCATGGAGATAGGTACACTAGTATCTATCTTCATGATAACCATTCTATCTTTGGTGGAGGTGTAATATGTACGTACCTTGGTTTACCAAACCCGAGACTGAAAAGAAAGTACTTCAGATAGTCAACCTCTCGCCCAACGAATCAGTTATAGAAAAACTAACAGATGTACATCCCATGAAACAAATCTTTTGGGCAAGTATAGTACAGGTTTGTGTATTCGGTTTTATGATTCTCTCGTTCGCCGTCATCAATAAATTCGTCCAATGAACACACTATATAATATAGTAAAACGTAAATTTACAATGTCTTATGAACCGTCTTATATGGAGATATTATTTCACTTCATAGTAACGATGTTATTAGGAATGATTCCGCTACTCGTACTATTTCTAATCGTTAATCTCTTTATATAAGCTTCCCTGTGGGGACATAAGCTACTTTATCATAGATTTTCTAATCCACAAGTGGCTTTTTAAAAAAACTTATCTTTTTTATTATCAAATAATTTCAAAAAGCCACTAGGAATCCTATAACTAAGGAGTATAATGTATACATGACTAAGAAAAAAGACCCTAAAACACAGGCGCATTACGTCAACAACAAGGACTTCACAGCGGCAGTTTCTGAGTATGCAATTGCAATCAAAGAAGCGAAAGAGTCGGAAGGAACTCCACCCCAAATGTCAGAGTACATAGGAGAATGCATCTATAAGATTGCAACAAGACTATCTACTAGACCCAACTTTATCAATTACACTTATCGAGATGAAATGATATGTGATGCAATCGAGAATTGTATTCAGTATCTTGGCAACTTCAATGTAGAAAAATCAAACAATGCATTTGCATATGTTACACAGATTTGTTACTATGCTTTCTTGAGAAGAATACAGAAAGAAAAGAAACAAGTGTACATTAAACAACAAGCAATTGATGCTACTTCACTCACACTCGATGCATTTGATACAATCGATGGAATACACGACCCTACCTTAACCAACACTAACGTGGAATGGATGCAAGAGAATATGAACAGGGTTGCATATGAACCAAGAAAATCAAAAAGAACAAGGAAATCTACAAAACAAAACTCACTAGAGAAATTCGAAGATAAATGAAAATAGCGATATTGAATGACACTCACTGTGGAGTGAGAGGTGATATGGTTGAGATGTCTAATTATCAAGGACGTTTCTATAATGAAGTGTTCTTCCCATACTTAGATGAGCATGATATCAAACACATCATTCACATGGGTGACTACTTTGATAGAAGGAAGTATATCAACTTCGCTTCCATGAAAGCAAATATCAAACACTTCATTGAACCTATGACTGAACGTGGTATAACCATGGACTTAGTAATTGGTAATCATGACACATATTATAAGAACACCAATGATGTCAATGCTCCCGAATTACTTCTTTACAATCAACCAAACGTATCTGTTTATTCTGAGTGTGAAGTTAAAGAGTATGATGGGTTTTCTATTGCACTTGTGCCATGGATTAATAATGATAACTATGCTGACTCAGTAGAATTTTTACGTTCAGCACCAGCATCTGTTGCTATGGGTCACTTTGAAATAGAAGGTGCATTGATGATGCCAGGCATGACATGTCAACATGGACTAGACCATTCATATTTAAAACGTTTTGATAAAGTGTATAGCGGACACTTCCATCAAAAGTCAGAGGTCAAGAACATTCACTACGTTGGTTCACAGATGGAATTTACTTGGTCGGATTATAACGATAAGAAGTACTTCCATATTTTTGATACTGAAGACCAATCCCTAACTCCAATACACAATCCTATCACTATGTTTGAAAAGGGTTTCTATGATGACGCTAAAGAAACTTTTGAAACTATAAGTGAAAAAGATTATTCAAATTACACTGGTAAGTTTGTGAAAATTATTGTCGTTAATAAAGACAATCCGTATTGGTTTGATACATTCTTGGACAAGGTACATGCTGCTTCACCTTTACATGTATCTGTTGTGGACGATAATAAACATATGGATTTTTATGGAGATGATGAGGTAGAAGACATCGAAGACACTCTAACTATCCTATCCAATTACATCGATGGATTAGAAATCCAAGGTAAGAAAAAGCCACTTAACGAATTGATGACAACGTTGTATAATGAAGCATTGGATGAACACTCTTATTTATGATAAACTTCAAAACTGTGAGGTGGAAGAATCTTCTTTCATCAGGCAACAAATATACTGAGATACAATTAGACAGAAATCAAACAACCCTAGTATTGGGTGAGAACGGTGCTGGTAAATCCACACTATTAGATGCATTGTGTTTCGGATTGTACGGACGTGGATTTCGGAATCTAAAAAAAGACTTATTGATAAACTCAATCAATCAAAAAGAAATGATAGTTGAGGTCGAATTTACGATTGGGCGAAGAGAATACAAAGTAATACGTGGTGCAAAACCTAACAAGTTTGAATTATATGTAAATGATATGTTGGTAGACCAAGACGCTACGGTTAAAGACTATCAAGAACATTTAGAAAAGAACGTACTCAAAATGAGTTACCGTTCATTCACACAGGTTGCTATCTTGGGGTCAGCAAACTTCACTCCATTCATGCAATTGAAATCGGCAGAGAGACGTAAATTAGTCGAAGACTTGCTGGACATTTCAATCTTCAGTACCATGAAAGACATTTTAAGGAAGAAAGTATCCGCACATAAGATAGAGTTGAAAGAAACTAACCATGAAGTTGAACTCATAGAAGAACGTGTGAGTGGTCTCAACGAACAGTTGGAAGCACTGAGAGAAACAAGAGAACTTAAGATACAAAAGTACGAAGGTACTGTACAAGAAACGCAAGATAATATTGATACACTACTAGAAAAGGTAAGTGTTAAAGAAGAAGATGTGGTAAATAAGCTTGAGACCATATCAGACAGAGACCCACAAGGGGATAGACTTAAACAAGCAGAAGCAGTAGAACAACAACTTATAACTGCACGTAAGAAAGCACTGAAAGAAATAGAGTTTTATGAAAACCATGATGATTGTCCAACATGTAAACAGGGGTTAGACCATGAACACAAGACGAAACACATTGAAGAGAAGAAACTTAAGTCAGATGAAATCAAGAAAGCGCTGCTTTCTCTTGACACCACCCTCGAAGATACCCGAAATCGATTGGCGGAAATCACAGAAGTCCAACGAGAAATAGAATCCATTCAAAAACAGAAAGGTCTTTTACAAACTGAGATACTTTCAAATCAGAAGTTTATTACAAAGATTCAAAAGGAAATTGAAGAACTA